AGTATTGGTTGTTCCTGAAGTTACCCTGGCAAACAATGGGTAATAAGGTGTTGCAGAACTGGTGTCGTCTGTAATCGTAATTGCAGTTGTTACTGTTGACCAGCTTGGGGCGCTTGTGCCATTAGATTGAAGCAGTTGACCAGTTGTTCCGGCAGCGGTAAAGCTAGTTGCACCAATAGCAGTCTGGTAAGGAATTTGCCCAGCAGCGCCACCGACTATATTAGAAGCAGACCCGACCGAAAGTGAAGACTGACTTACCCATTGTGGCGCAGACCCTGAACCCAGCGTTTGAAAGAGTTGTCCTGAAGTGCCCGAGCTAACGAACGAAGTCGTGCCAGAGCCCGTTTGGTACGGTATTGCATAAGCAGAGCCTCCAGCAAGATTGGTAGATGTAGTAGCAGTCGCAGCGTTTCCACCGATACTTAAAGCAGAAGCTGTGCCAGAAATGTTTGTTCCTACAAATGTAGGAGTTGTTGTGAAGCTCGGAGTCGATCCCCCGACAAAAACCCCTGTTCCTGTCGCAAAAGACGTAGCCCCAGAGCCCGTTTGATAGGGAACTGCACCAGCAGACCCACCGCCCAAGTTTGTAGCCGTTGTAGCCGTAGTCGCAGTCGTTGCGGTAGTCGCAGTTGTAGCCGTTGTGGCAGTCGCAGCGTTACCCGAAATCGAGCCTGTAATCGTGTTTGTAACGCTTAAATTCGTGAATGATGCACTCGTAGCACCTAGAGTAGTGAAAGCGCCTGTAGAGGGCGTTATATTGCCCACAGGGGTGTTATTTAGCGCAGTAATCGCTATGCTAACGCCCGAAATTGATCCGCCCGTAATGTTTACATTCGAACTAGACAAACTGGTAAACGCACCCGTTGAGGGCGTTGTCGCACCAATTGGAGAACTATCAATCGTGCTATTTGTGATCGTAGCAAAATTAATAATATCTGAAGAAAGAGGAGGAGAGAAAAACTCTCCCCCCGGGCCTACTAAACCAACGCAAACGCCATTGACATCAAATATCGCCTGAACTGGGACAATATTTGTCGTTACGGTTTTTGCAGTTTGATTAGTCATTAGTAGGGAATACAGTTAAACAATACTACGTCTCCAGCTGTCATTGGGGCAACTGAACCGCTTGTATTTGAGTAACTTGTAACAGTAATAGATGTTGTTGAAGATGCTGTTTGCAGAATATAAACACCGGTTGAGGTATTTAAATCATTAGCAAAAGCAATCCATCCATTTGGTGCTGATGGTAATGTCAAGACTCCGTTATTAGATCCACCGCTTCCAATAGTTATTGCAAAAGCGTTTGGTGTTGCGCCCACGATTTTGGGTGCAGTACCGAATCCACTAGCAATAATTGGTTGAGCAGCGAAAGTGTTAACAGGAGTCGTGTTGGGAGTGCTTGTGTATGCAACTTGGTTGGTCATGATTGATCTGCCATAGGTGTTACATAAACAGTTGCTGTGTTAGCCCCACAAATAGCGCTTACCGCAAACCCGTTAGGGGGTACGGCAATAACCATAGGACTAGACATGGAAACTCCAAGCATTACGACTTGTTGGGGCGTACCCGAAACAGGCATAACTGGAGTTGCTGTGGTTACGGTATTCAAAGCGTTAGCTTCGGAAATCGTAATAGCCACAGGATTTGTAGAAGTGTTCAAAAAACCACAAAAGTTGATTTGATCGTTACCCGTTGGGGTTACGGTCAAAGCGCTTGATGCGGTTGTAGACACCGATATAGCGTAGGACGGGCCAACTGGCCTAAAGACGCTTGTATTAGCCATTATGCTGCGTTCGTAGACTGTGGAGCGCCTTCAATGCGTACCACTTGGAACTGATAAACACCAGCAGCCGGAGTAATAGCAGTAGCAGCGCCTGAAGTGTTCTGGAACTGAACTGTTAAAACATTGGCAGTTGCAACATCTACGTTACTTACGATTACGTTGGAAGTTTGATTTCCTTGGTATTGTTGTAAAGAAACGATGTCAGTTGTCTGCAAACCCGGGATTGCAAATGTTTGTAAAGACTGAGTTGCTGATGTTGTTAGCGCAGCGGGAGTTATGTTGGGCGCAATGTAAAAGGTTTCGTGAGCATTGCCACGAGCGATTGTGGTAGAGGGCATAATGTTTCCTTTGAATTAATTGTAGCGATAAAAACAGAAAAAGCCACCCCTTTTGGAGGTGACTTTCCCCGGTTTTAACTGCGATTAGCTGAAATCGTAGCCATAAACGTATACGTCACCAGTTCCAGTAGCGCCAGAAGCGACTGTAACGTCAACGTACAGAGTTTGGTTAGCTAAAGACAGGCTTGTTGAACTAGAGTCCAAGTAAGCTGTGCCTAAAGTTGATGTTGACAAAGCTGCGATTTGAGCAGTTGACAACGCACCAAACAAGCTAGATGGTGATCCAGCGTTTGTGGTTGTGATACCTAAAGCTGTCGTTGTAGACAGAGATACAACTGAACCAGCGTTATTCACGTTGGTAACAATCAATTCTTTAGGTAAATAAGCTGTGGAGTTGTTAACTTGCACAGGAGTGAAAGCAACGGCATTTAAGTTTACGCCTTTAGCCACAGCGATCAAGCGGAGAGCTTGATTTGTGGTGACGTTACTTGGGTGTGCCGATACTGTGGTTGCTGGTCCGGGATTACTCATTTTTTGTTTCCTTTAAATGATTAAGCTGCGATACGGCAAGCGAGTTCAGGATATAGCGGAGCCCAGCCATACAACACATCTAGACGAGTCGGGATTGAATCGTTGTTAATGGTGTACTGCCTCACAACACGCATGGAAAGACCGATTTCTTTGTCGCTTGCACGACCGGCAAAATGGACTCCCTCTGGCAGCTCCAAATCCGCAACGGCTAAGGTAAAAGCGTTCCTGTGCATCATGATATTTTGTGGAGACAAAGTACCAGTGTTGTTGAAAGGAGTTACTGTTGCAGTTGTGGATGTAGCACCAATCACGATTGTGTTTTGGAACTGACCGCCTGTGATGATTGCAGGAGAAACTTGGATGTTTGTTGCGCCTGTAGTTACTGTAGTAGTAGCTTGAACAACAAAGTTACGGAGTTTGCCTGAACCATAAGCCTGACGGTTTTGTGGGTTAGTTGCGTACAAACCAGCGATCTGAATAACGTCACCAGCGTTCAGCGTAGCTGTGCTAGATGCAGTATTCAATTGGATCGTTGAGTATTGTGCCCAACCGCTTGTCAAGTAACCAACAGCAGCTGTTGTGTTAGCTTGCAAAGTTACACCAGAGTATGAACCAAATGTTTGGCTCACAACGTTTTGGTCAAGACGCCAATTTACTCCAGCGGAATCCCGGCCCATCAGGCCTTTGCGATACTGCTCACCGATGGCTTCTTGAGGAACAAAAAGTCCTTTCAAAGAGTCAACGATTGTTGCAGTTGTAAAAGGCTCAACGATACATGAACGACGGCCATCTCTGGGTGCGCCTTCAGAATCAAGATAAGCACCAGCTGTTAAGAAAGTGATTAGTCCTGTTGGAGGTGTACCAGCAACGCCAACGATGTTAGCAGTTTGCAGAGCAGCCATGTTCAAACCATCACGATCAATCTTGTTAGCGATTGCTGCAACAGCGGGTTTCAACACACGGTCAGAGAACATATCAAGGCTTAATGCTAAGTCTTGGGTAGTAAATTGTGTGTCGACATGGAACTGCGTGCTTAGAGTTACTGGCACACTTGATTCGTTGAAGTCTTCAACGTTCAAAGCTGGGCCTGTAGTACCGATGAACCTACCGGGTCTGCGGACGTTCACAGTATTTCCTATCTTCGCACCAATGACCGCAAACTGGTCATCATAATTGCGATCCACCTCGCTCGTAAATGTGAGTTCGTTCTCTAGAACCATCAACGCTTCGTTGGTGATTTTCGATATCGTCAAAAGATTATTCGACATGATATTTCCTTAAAGTTAAAAATTTATCTGATCTTTCCTGCTTTGCGTGCTTCTTTCCATTGTTGATAAGTACCGTGAAACTGTCCATCAGATCCAATCGGTGTATCAGCAGCGGATGAAGTCGCTTTAAGCGGAGAAATCGGCTTCGGTGCATTACTCTTTGTAACGACAGGCTTTTCTTCGGGCTTGGATTCAAACTGCGCCTCAATCTTACCGAGTTCTTTCAATGCTTTAGTAAGTGGCATTTCCACGATCTTTTTTGCTAGATCAGGATTCTTGCCCAAGTGATACAAAACTTCCGCTCCGAAATCACTTGTAAGAATTGCATCCTGTACT